TTATCTTTGTAAGATAGGTACACGTTGATGTAGTCTAATCCTTGTGTTGGTTGTACAGCGATGTTGATGATTGCTGTGTTACCGTTGATAACTACTTGGATGTCTTCTGGGCTGTAGTTAACGATTAAGCCATCTACGTTCTTCTGAACATCTAAGAATGACTCGATACGGTTCTTGATGATTGAAGCAGAAGTGTTACGGAGACGAGTTCCGATAAACTCTTCATCAAGGACTGTGCGTAACTCTGTAGTTAAGAAGTCAGAAACCTCTCCTAGAGAGATGCGGTTTTGTACAGGCTCATCGATACGGTTGTAAGATGTTGGGTCAGAAACGATACGGAAAGTTGAACCTTTCGTATTACGAGCGAACTCTGTCATTACTACCCCTGCTGCATCTAATTGGTCTAATTGCTCCCCGATGTATTTCTTACCTAATGACTCGATGTTCATTTTTTTGTAAGTAATCGGTTCACCTACTGCTAGTCCACTTGCTAAACCTGCTACTTGAGCTGCGTACATGTAACCCGGAGCTTTGTATACGCGACCATCAGCCATACGACGAACTACGTCGTCACCTACAACCGCTACACGAGCGTTACGTAAGTTAGATTGACGAGCTTTAAGGCTTTCGAATGTCTCTTCTAAACCGCCACCAACGAATCCGCGTAACTGGTTACCAGAAGTTGATTCAGTGCGTAAGAAGTGTGAAAGCTCTGCATGTACAGATTCACTTGCTGTTAATGGTACAATGTAGTAACCGCCTAAGTCCGCTACTTTAAGGAATGTTTCCGCCCAAGAAGTCTTAGGAGCTTTTGTTTCTCCGCCCGATAAACTAGTAACTGGGATTGTAGCTGGAACCGTTTTAGTGAAATCTACTGCAACAGATACGTAACGGTCATTTGCTAGTGTGTTAGCGATGTCAGCCGCGATAGCTTTAACAGCTAATGGAGCATCTTTCGTCATGTCTTTAGCAGCTAGTACGTCAAGGTATTGCGTTCTAACGTCCTTATAGCCTCCTAGAGAGTTCATAGAAGCTTTAAAGTCTGGTAAGTTAGCAATGTCGTTTACAAGCGCGTTAACGTCCTCGTATACGCCCACTCCTAATTCGTAAGTGCGAACTTCTGTCATTGATTGTGTGTCTGCACCAACCTTTAGGATTAACTTCTCTGCTAGTTTAGTAGTAGCGTTTACTTTTACCTCGATGTTACCTTTTTGTGCGCCTGTATATGTAATATTGAAGATGTTACCAATATTGTCGTATACTTTCTCGTAACCTACTTTTGTGAAGTAGACACCTACACGTTTAGCACCCGTAATAGCGTTATCCATTAATTGAACTTGGATGTTGTTCGCGTCTGCACCATATACGTTAGATGTAAATGTTAATCCGCTAGATACTAATGATGCTTGTTTCGCTTCATCTACACGTACAGCGTAAATCTTACCTGCTCCACCTACACCTGCTGCTGGATTCCAAGCCATCTCGATAGCGTCTACTAATTCTCCGCTTTGGAATGCGCTACGAGCTTGAGCTAAGTTTGTTAACTCTACTGGTTCTAATGGTTTGCCATCTGTAGCTGAACCAAGAATGATGACTGGTTTTTCACTTTGGGCATTTGCAGAACCTAAAGCTGTTGAGTCCAAGAACACTTCGGTACGTGGACGTTTTCTATTGAAACCATATGAAATTGCCATATATGTAATCTTCCTTTCCTATGTATGTTTATTTTAAATTAAAATGCTTCTTGAGATTATCTAAGAAAATTAATTCATCTCTTTGATAGTGTTGTCCATTCATTAATGCCTTGAATCCAGCCAATTGAGTGTCACTTAAATCGTATAAGTGTTTCGCAGTTTGGATGAATGTATCAATGTGGACGTAGGGTTTAAGCGGTTCTACTTTCGTCTTCTTTACTTCTTTAGCTTCCTTTTCCACTATGAAACCTCCAATCTATTAATTGAATTTACTATTTATTAAAAGTTCCTTAATCTTATTTTCAATCGGAACGTCTAAACTGTAAGATGTAACGTACTTGATAATGGTTTCTCGTCCGTATAGGATTTCTGGAGAAGAGCCATCAGCACCGTCACCTGTTTTGATTTCGTCTATTTGACCGAACTTTACACCTTGTAACAGGTTGTTCGTATGCTCTTCTGCTGTACTTCTCATGTAGATGAGTACTGCTTTAAGCAATAAATCTAGGCACCTTACTGTATTCATGTTGGTAGAGAGTACTAGAACTGAATAATATTCTGTTGTAGTGAAACCAGAGCGGATACCAAACTCGTCTTTACGGTTCGGATTTTCTGATTCTGCTTCATACCACACAGTGAAAGGTTCTAAATTTTCAAACACCGGATTGTAATCGAAGTACATTCTATTTCCCACATACTCAAGTTCACCACTGGAGAATGTAATACCCGTTACGCTATCAACATCTGCGATAGGCTTACTAACCTCTAAATACATTTTTCCGTTCGTTTGGTCTACTGTGATTGTGGATTGTTCGGATAATAACCCTCTTGATGGAGCGCTATATGTACTTTCTTGGTTACCGATACTAGTGTGGGATTCTTCTCCCTCTCTAAGTCCGATATAAATGGCTCCTCGAAGCATTTGTTTATCCTGCGGCATTGTGTATACAATAGGTATTTCCGGGGGAGCCGGGTTACGTTTTTCGTCATATACATAAGCCTTGATAAACGCTTCTCTTACGGTTGGTTGAACCTCTTTTAATAGTTCATCTATAATATAGCGGTTCGTCAACAAATTCCCCAGAGTACTTTCTATCTGGGTATATAGGTATGTATCAATACTAGATAACAAATTTTATCCTCCTTTCTAAACTCTAAACACCGTTCTTCATATTCCACTTCATAAGCCTGTTAACGTTCGATACGAAGGTTTTAGAAGTGTTGTTAACGGTTACCTTACCTCTATTCACAATCCAGCTACTAGCAGGTGATTTATCTGATACGGTACGAAATGCTACATAGTCATGTCGATTATTTCCCACTTTAATCTTCGTGATGTTGTTAGAAGTAGGAGTGTAATTTAACATACCTGCATCAGATGATTCTCTCTTATCGTACAAGTAGTCGGATATAACAGTTTTACGTGTGTTCGGTTGGATATCGATAGCCCGTAGTTGTTCGTACATCCTACGTGACATACCTCTTGCTTTCCTTCTGATTGGAACTGTAAGGTACCATCCACCATTCTTACTTGTTTTACGCTTGCTGCTTTGCGCGAAGTAAGGCTTAAGGTCGATGACACCCATAGAATCCAATCGTTTTTCTGTTACTTGCAGGTACTTAGGCTTTCTTTTAACTTCCATACCTTGCGGTTTACTCTTAGCGATAGCTTGTGCG